GGAGGCAATGCTACGGCTGGTGCAACTGTAGGGCATGGTCTTAGTAGCACTCCTGAAATATATATAGTTAAATCAAGAAGTTTGGGAACAGGATGGGTAACTTATCACAAGGATGCAGCAACTTCACCAGAAGATGGCTATTTAATATTAAACGGCACTGATGCTTTTTATGATACAATAGTTTGGAATGATACTGCTCCAACATCGTCTGTATTTAGTTTAGGGCCAACTGGTTATTCCTCAAATAACTCTGGTGCAACTTATATAGCCTACTGTTTTCACAGCGTTGATGGTTACAGCAAAGTTGGTTCATACACGGGCAACGGGTCTAGCAATGGGTCTTTTGTTTACACAGGATTTAGGCCAGCATGGTTATTGATAAAAAGTTATGACCAAACAAGAAACTGGACACTCTTTGACAATAAGCGCACACCATTCAATTTAATGGACGGGCATCTTCATCCTAATGCAACTGTCGCTGAACAGACAACGTCAGATGAAATAGATTTTTTAAGCAATGGCTTTAAGTTTCGCAGCCCAGATGCTGATTCAAATTACAGTAATTTTAATTACATCTACCTCGCTTTTGCAGACCAACCCTTTAAATATTCTAATGCCCGATAGGAGTTAAAAATGCCGTGGAAATATAACGGTTCAATATTAAAAGTCGGAAGAGCCTTTACAGGCACAGACGGTACAAAATACCCTGCAGTTTGGATGAGATACTCAGACTCTGAAAAAACTGATATAGGCATTACATGGGAAGACCCACCTGCATCTGAAGCACCTTACGATAATCGTTTTTATTGGGGCAGACAGACTGATGGAACTCTTATACCAAGGTCACTTACAGATGTAAACGATGTCGATGAAGATGGCAAGGCAGTTATTGACCCTATAACAGGACAACAGAGCGTCACCAAGGGGTTGAAAACAATCTACATTGAACAAACAAAGCAGACTGCTAATGATAAATTATCCGCAACAGATTGGTATGTTACACGTAAAGCAGAAGATAGCACAACAACAATACCATCTGACGTTACCACATACAGGGCTGCTGTTCGCACCAAGTCAGGCACGATAGAAAAAGCCATAACAGATGCAGCAGACCACACAGCATTTATGGCACTGTTTGATACACCTATGGACAGCCAAGACCCGCCACAACCTACTGGCAATGCACCAATAAACGATTGGCCTGAAGACATATAAAAGGAAACAAAAGCTATGATGCAGTTTAAAGCATTTAAACCAGAGGGTCTAAATAAAATAGCAGGGGCTATGGGCTATAAAGGTGATATGTCCAAGTTCCAAGATTTTATTGAGCAAGACCCAGCACGTATGGCACGTATGAATATGTTTACCCAAGCTGCACAGCAGATGGCACGTGGCGGTGTGGTTAGAATGCAAACAGGCGGTACAATTACTCCCGGTGGTGGTAGTGGCGGTATAATAGACCCCGCTACGTCAGGTCAAGATACAGGCGATACAACTACTCCTACAGAACCTGCAACTCCAACCATAGGAGACTTTACAACTGGTCAAGTTTTTAATCCTGCGTTACCAGAGGGTGGAAAAGTAGATGCTGTAAAAATAGCAGATACAGTAGACCCAAGAACACAAATAGCAGAGGGTACAGGAAAAATAGAAGCACCCGCTCCCGTTAGTACACAATTAGCAGGAACAGCTACAGCGCAGCAACCTCAAGAAATGCAAGCTAATTTAGTAGAAGCTGAAACTTCTTCTGATAAAGTAAACACAGCGTTAAATGCTGTTCAAGCTGCAAAGGTAGACCCAGATGACCCACGTTCTAAAGTAACAGCAGCGCAACAAACAAAGTCATCTGTAGGTAATTTAGAGGCAGCACAAGGTAATGCTGTGCTTATGGAAAATCCTCTACAAAGGGAAATACAAGACGGTGAACTAATTTCTGGTGCTGCTGATGCTGCAAAAGCTGCTAAGTTTACTGAACAGATACAAGCCGCACAAGCAACACCAACAAAGCAAGCCACAGTAAAAGGTCAACTAGATGAGTTGATGCAGGATTTTGCTGGTGGACAAACGCCCTCTTGGGCAGCAGGTGCAATGAGAAACGCCAATGCAGCTATGGCTGCTCGTGGGTTAGGTGCATCTTCAATAGCAGGACAAGCTATTATTCAGGCAGCTATGGAAAGTGCATTACCTATAGCGCAAGCAGATGCACAAACTATTGCAAACTTTGAAGCACAAAATTTATCCAATCGTCAACAACGCTCAATGCTTGCAGCAGAGCAACGTGCTAAATTTATGGGCATGGAGTTTGACCAGCAGTTTCAAGCAAGAGTGCAAAATGCTGCTAAAATTAGCGATGTTGCAAATCAAAATTTTACAGCAGAACAAAACATTGCTTTAGAAAATTCACGTGCTGCAAATACTATGAATTTGCAAAATCTATCTAACAATCAAGCGTTAGTTATGGCAGAGGCAGCAGCATTATCTCAGTTAGATATTTCTAATTTAAATAATAGGCAACAAGCTGCAGTTCAAAATGCTCAATCTTTTATGGAAAGAGATTTAGCTAATTTATCAAATGAGCAACAAACAGAATTGTTTAAGGGTCAACAACGTATACAGTCAATACTTACTGACCAAGCTGCAGAAAATGCAGCAAGACAATTTAATGCGACTTCCCAAAATCAAACAGACCAATTTTTTGCTAACTTAAAAAGCACCGTAGACCAATTTAATACTGCACAAATAAATGCTACAGAGCAATTTAATGCTGGGCAAACTAATACCATAGAAAGATTTAATGCTGAGTTAAATGCACAAACAGACCAGTTTAATGCTTCCAATCAACTTGTGATTGCACAGAGTAATGCAACGTGGCGTAGAGAAATTTCTACAGCAGATACTGCAGCTATTAATAGAGCAAATGAATTAAATGCAACCTCTATTTTAGATATGTCCAAACAAGCATATGATAATTTGTGGCAGCACTATGCAGACACTATGGAGTGGGCATGGACATCTGCTGAAAAAGAATTAGACAGAATGAATGACTTGGCTCTTGCTGAAATTAGTGCTAAAGTACAAACAGATGTTGCAGCAGCACAAAAGAAAAGTGCTGCAGGTAAAGCTATAGGTAATTTGATTGGTAGTATAGGTTCAGCTTATATATCATCAGTATTTGGTAAATAGGATAAAAAATGTCTATAAGAAATATGAATCCAGCTAAAGGTGTGTATAATACTTATTTAAATGCACCTCAAGAAGAAAACACAAAGCCACTGGACACAAGCGGTGGGCTAATGAGGTCTGTTCAAAAATCTATGCAGTCTACAGAAAAAAATTTAGACCCTAAACAAAGGGCTATAGGACTTTTTAAATCTTTGCATGAAGCAAGAATGAGGCATAAAAATGGCAGAACAGCTTAATAAACCAGATGGACCGTTGTTTGATGCACCTATTCCGGGTATGTCACTTACACATGAGTTAGGTGCTAGACCTTGGCAAAGTCCTGCAAGGTTTACAACTGTTGATGACACAGTTAATTACTACATACAGAAATTAAATAATGATTCTGTAGCAGAACAATTGTTAACTATTTTAGAAGCTGGTGAATTTTCAGTAGCTGACCTTGCTCATGTAATACAACTAAATGGTATTATGGAAGGTTTGCATAGCATTGATGTTGGCATCCTTGTAACTCCTATTATAATGGAGTTTATAATGTTTATCGCTGATGCAGCCGAAATAGAATACGATGCAGGTTTAGAAGATGCAGACCCAGCGTTAAGTAATGCTGCAGTTAATCGTGCGCTTACACGGTTTAGAAAAGAAGCAGCAAAAAGCAAAGATACAGATGAAGATATTGTTGAAGAACAATCTGAAGTACAGGAAGAAGAAGAAGAGCCTTTAAAAGGTTTGATGTCTAGGAGAAACTAATGGGATTTTTTGATAATATTTCATTTGAAGATGTTGGTATTGGTGTTGCAGAGAGCGTTGCTGCTGGCATTGACCAGTCTGTGGCACAATATCAAAAAAATAAAGACCGTTTACGTGACATTGAATATACAACACGAAAAGATAAACGGGAAACATTTGACAAAGAAATTTCTGCAAATTCAAAACTTATAAAAGAAGCTGCTGCAGTGTTTGGTAAAGATGGAGAAGATGCTGTCTTTTCACTAATAAAAAGTGAGGGTAGTTTACAAGCTGCATATGAGGCAGCTATGCAGTTAAAAAAGATGCAGCAAGACCAAGGCATTAATCCAATTCAGTATATAGGGTTAGCTGAAAGTTCACCAACGGGTGTTACTGTAAATCAACTTGCACGATACGCAGCTACACCTTTAAAAGTAAGACCCGGACCAAAAGCAGAAGATATTGCCACAGGGTTTATGTCATTCATACCCGGTGCTGGAACACGTGCTGCAGAAAGTATTGAAACAGGTGTACGTGCAGACATGGCTGCTGCTGGTTTTGAAGAGGTTGGTAGCAGAGAAGAGTTTCTTGAGGGACTACCAGAAGCTAGAGCAAACGAATTAAAGCCATATATGTTGGGTAGATTACCTGACCCACAGCAAGAGATGAATAGACTAATAGGTATACAATCTAATCTATTTTCTCAAGGTAAAAAAGCAGAAGCAGATAATATTAAAAATGAAGTTACCCGTCTTGCAGGTGTTGTCACTATGCTTGATAAAGATAACTACACTCCTAATTTGTCTGTCCTTACAAAAGGCAACGTACAACAACGTATTTCTGATAGATATGGTTTAGGTGGAGATTACAATGCACAGGGTGCATGGATAACGGCCACAGAAGACCAACAAATAATAGATGAACTAGAAAAAGTAGGTGATTACGCTGAAGGTTTTATTGAAGAGGCTGTTAAGGACGGTGTTAGTTATGGTTTTGCAACCCGTAAAATAAATGAGTTTATTAGAAAAAATAAAAAATTTGTTTATATAGCTAACCCCGATGGATTTGGACCGGGCGAGTTTAAAGAAGTTGAGGGAGAAATATTGTTTGATACTAGTCTGGTAGGTGAAGAACCAGAAGATCAAGGATTAGTTGAAAGAAGCACTACAGAAGATGCAGAGGTAGGTGACCCTGCAACAGCAGGTAGTGCAAATCAAAATGAGCAAGATACACAAATAAACAGATATCGTAATATGCCTGACAAGAATAGCACTGAGGCAAAAGCACTTAGAGCAAAAATACTTAGGTCACAAGGTGGTGCTGAAAAATTAGCTGAATTAGGACTATAAAATGTCTAATGCACTGTATCACACATATAAACCTGAGTTTCTTAACAGGGATACGTTAATAGAAGATGAGGATTTTATTGACGATGCTTCTACTTTTCTCATAGAAAGAGAAGGGAAAGACGCAGAAGAACTTGACACAAAAGAAAAAGTCTATGATGCTTACATGGAGCATTTTAGATTTCAAAATGTAAATGAAGTAACTGCTCTGCGTGACATGACATATGCACAAGAGGCAGATAATGAACAACGTGCAAGACTAGGTAGACTGATGGATACCTATGACCGCATGGATAGTGATTTAGGATTAAAAGCTGCTGGCGATTACTTAGAGGGTGTTTTTACTGCTCCTTCTACGTATGCTGGCATTTTTTCTTTTGGGGCGGGTAAAGCGGGTGCTATAGCTGCTAATCAAGGTATAAAGCTAGGCATACGTCAAGCAATTAAGGGTGCAGGTATAGCTGGCTCTGTTGATGCAGCAGTTGCCGCTGGCACTGTGGCTGCACAAGAAGAGACTCGTGTAGAAACAGGTATAAAAGAAGAAATAGATTTAACACAAGTAGGTGCTGCTGCTACGCTTGGTTTCGTTGCATCTGGTGCTATTGGTGCGGGTTCTAACTTATTGAAGTACAACTCAAGTAAAGCCGCACAAGAAATTGTAAATACCACTACTAAAAGAGAATCAGAAATAATCGAGCAAGCAAACAAAACTTCTCAAGAGGTATTTAAAAGTCAAAAAACTGGTGGCCTAGCAAAGGAACTAGAAAAAAAGTTATCCTTGTCAGAAACAATACCTGAAGAATTACAGAGGGGTAATGTTATAAAAGAAGGCATGACAGATGAGCAGCTTCGTTTACGTGGTGAAATTAATGATAAGTTAATTCAAAACATTGCTGCTGCTGCAGCTAGAGTCCATGAAAAAATACCACCTCTCGATATAAAAGGAACAGAGCGTGTAACATCCCGTATTGCTAGAGGTATTCGTGAGGGTATAATACCAGAGGATGAACTTCAAAGTATACTAAAGCAACATCACGTTTCTATTGACCAACTTGGTGCTATAGGAATTGATGATATAGGTGCTGTGGTTGCAGAAAAATTATCTGAAGCTGGTCGTTTACTAGGGTCAGTTGGAAAACCTTTAAATCGTTCTCAATCAAGAAAGCAAATAAAAGCTGCTATGAATTTGCTTGACGATGAACTAATGTCTATGGGTAATTTTTCTAACAAGGCACGTTTGAAAGCCTTGAAAGATTTAGAGGAAAGAACAGGGTTAAAATTACAGGGTAAGGCAACTGTAATGCAACACATTACTAAAGCACGTGTTGGCTTAATGACTGTACAACTTGCTACTACAGTTAGAAACACTTCAAATGGTTTTATGCGTAACTTTGTGTATGCTTTAGATAATGCAGGTGCTGGTTTGTATAACAAATATATTGGCGGCTCAACAGCAGCAGCACGTAAAAGATTAGAAAAAGGTGGTAAGCTAGATATTACAGAGGCAGATATTATAGAAGAAGCACAACGTGCAGTTAGAGCAGGTAATGCACAATTAAGAACTGCTGGTCAGTCTGCTAGATTAAAAGATTTAGTATTCGGTATAGGTAGCACAGAAACAGTAGCCTTAGAAAGATTGTTTAAAGATGACCTGTTAGGAAATGCTCCTATGGCACAACAATTATTCAGAGACATGGCAGATGTAGGAGAACAAACAGGCGCAGAAAGAGGATTAATAGGGTTTGCTCGTAAGTTAAACGTATTAAATACCATGTCTGATAATATGTTTAAACGTGCTATATTTTCTCGTGAATTAGACCAAGCTATTCGTAGACAAAATCCAGAACGAAATCTTATGAGTGTATTAAAAGAGGGTCAGTTTGATAGTATTCCAAGTGAAACTATAGCAGATGCAATGGAAAAAGCATTAGACTTTACCTATCAGACAGGCAAGTTTCAAGGAAAAGAGGGATTTTTTAATACTTTTGCAGATGGCTTTATTAAATTTGGTCAAAGCACAGCAGGTTCTACTGTAGTTCCCTTTCCTCGTTACATGATAAATCAGTTTCGTTTTATGTATGAACATGTGCCTGTGCTTGGTTCATTTGACCTTGGAGGCATACTAAATAAATCTGATTATGCAGACCGTGCAGGTAAACAGCTTACTGGTCTTACAATGTTAGGCACGTTTTTTGCTATTCGTTCTCAGTTTGGAGATGAGACTACAGGTCCATACGAATATAAAGACCCTACTAGCAATGAGTTGTTTGATATGAAAGCATCTCTAGGACCATTTGCTGCCTATGCAATGACGGCAGATTATTTGTATAGATTATTTCCTAGTATACACGGCAATGATAAAGTCGCTAGTACATTACCCTACAGTGTTCGTGAGTTCTATTCCGCTATTACAGGTGGACAAGGACGAGCAGGAACACAACTTGATTTAATTGATGGTATAGCAGATGTAATGATTAACGGTTTTCAAGAGGGTAAAAAAGCAGAAATTCTTTTAGAAAATGTATTCAGATTTGCTGGCGGTTATTTAAATTCATTTACAGTAGGCGCAGGTGTGCTAAAAGATTTAGCGGCTACTGTTGACCCAGACTTCCGTAAAGTTCCTGACAACACTGATGTAGAGTTTTTACCCTATATGCTAAAACAAGCTACACGTTCTTTTCCACAGACAGTTGACCCCGGTGCAGATGGTTTCTTTGGTATGACAGGCATTGGCCCACAGCGAGACGCAATAGCACAAAGTCCAACACGTTCTGGTGGTATGCGATATATTAATCCATTTGTTAAACAGCTTACTGGTTTAACTTATAAGCCACAGAAAACATTTGCAGAACGTGAACTAGACAGATTAGGTTTTGATTACTACGAACTTGCACCACGTAATATACAGTTAGGTAAACCATTGTCTAATGAGGCAAAAGGATTAATGGGTAAGTACATGGAAAGACAAATTGCTAGTTATTTAGCAAGCAAGGAATATAAGTCTATACCAACAGATAAATTAAAGAGAGAATATTTAAGACAACAAATAAATGGTTTTAGAACAAAAGCACGTAAACTTGTTCTTGACCCAGACCGTATGAATAGTGGAATGACTGATAAAGAAAGACAGCGTAGATTCAAAACTATATATTATAACACGGTTGGTTCTTCTGAGAGATTGCGTATAGAAGAGGTGTATAAAATAGAAAACAACGGCAGAACAATAGAAGATGATGGTGCATTTGAATATGCTTTATCTCAAGCAGAGAAAAAGAAAAGACGAAAGAAAAAGTTTAAATAAACAAGGGGGCAATTAAGCCCCCTCTTTTTTTATCCAATCTATAATGTCTTCTGGCCCTGTACGTATGCAATCACACACAGTGTTAATGACAGCCATGCTAATTACGTAACCTAACCACATAGCTACAACACCTAATATAAGATACATAAGTATCCTACCTATTATCTCCATCACCCCCAAGTGTGCCTCGCTTACTTCGTCCTGACAGTTTAGAGTAATTCTCACTAGCAATATCAGAAAGATTGATACCCAAGTCATTTGCCAGATTAGCGCAGTACCATAGAACATCACCAATCTCCGCTGCTATTTCAAGTTTTTTTACTTCAAATGCTTCCTTGTCAGCACCATCCCTGATAAACTTCTTTACCTTGTTAGCAACCTCACCTGCTTCACCAGCCAAACCAAGCGCAGGATAAAGTATCCTGTGCGTGGCTGGATAGATGGCAAACTCAATTGACTTACGTTGATATTCATTCATCTCCATGTCTTTATATTTCTCTTTTATCCACTGTTTAGCTTGCTGCTCTAAATCCATCAAACAACTCCATGAGTTTTGATTGGGAAATCTTGAACCATTCGTTACTCCGTTCTTCTGCTTTTTCTTCAAACAGCCTATGCATTTTACGCTCTGCATCGTGCCTGTTCTTTGTACCTACTTTAGTTATAATAAAGTAATCACGGAAGGGAGAGGATGTTTGATAGCCGTTTAATCTGTCTTCAGCATCAACAGCTTTACCAATCTTTATCCACTCAGGCCACGCTTTATTTCCTATAGCGTAAACCTCACCCTCATTAACAGACTCAATCTTGTTGTGTGACCAAGCGTCATCTAATGACTTGTATCTGCCGGGTTTGTGTAATGGATGCGTCTTAGGAATATACTTACCGTTAACAAACATTCTGGTTGTATTCTTTTTTGCATGTGACGCAACTCTACGTCTATTGCCATCTCCCGGTTGCACATACCAGTATTCTCCATCCTGAAAAACAGGTTCTTTTTTAGTGTAGTTTTCTAACTTTATCTTTGTATTACTAAACATATTAAACATCATCTCCTTCCTTTTAAACTTCATACCCATCAAAATATGTATCTAATATCTCTAGTCTATCTTCATGCATAGCCATCTTATCTAACTCTGCTTGCATAGCTTCCATAATATCAGAGTGTTCACCTATACCTGATGGATTTTTTAAATACACATTTATATTTGCCTTGTGTAAATTTATGTTAGCCTTTGCATGTTCACGTAAAACATCTATCATTTCTTGTTTCATATCTTCTCCTTTCTAAATCTGTGTTTAAAGAACACAACTAAGTTAAGCACGGTGTTTGTTGTAATCATTATAAGTAACCACCACTGCCACCATAACAAATCCAATCCACTACATTCTATCATTATGCAGCAGTTAAGTCAACTACTTCACAAACTCCTGCAGTGCAAGCTAACTCACGCCCACCTGATGTAGTGTCTTCCTTTTCAAACTCTGAAAGCAAAGTCCAATCAATAGCTTTTGGCATCATTGCTTTTGTCTCTTTATACTTGTCAGCATCAATCTGTTGATACGGGGCTTGTGCATACGTGCCACCATCATAGGGCAAGAAACTGACACCTGACACTTCATCAAAGTTATCATACACCCATGCACCTACTTCCATCCATTCGTTAGGCTTGACATTAATTGTTACGGATGGTTTGTGTTCACACCAGTAACGCTGGTACATAAGCCACAACTCAAGCTGTTCAATTGCTGTCATATCATCCCGTGTAATAGCATTAAGTGGTGCGCTAACAGGAAAACTAAACACGGTTGTACTTTCTGGCTTGCCTACATCTGGTTCGTTGGGAATACCTTGAGCCTTCATAAACTCTGTAAGTGGGTCTTTGTTATCACCACGTACAGTTCTGATATAATACTGGCTATGCCTTGAGTGAATACCACTTGCGCTGTCTACAAGCTGTGACACAGTGCCTGATGGCTTTACACAAGTGATTGCAGCAGACACAGGAATACTTAATTGCTTTGCGATAGATTTGTTTGTTTCAACCGCTGTGTCACGTAGATTTTCAAGCATCTGACCAATGTTCTTGCCTAACTTAGCTGACTTTCCTGATGTCAGTTCATTATCCATGATACCTGTCAGAGACACGCCAAGCAATCTTTCTTCCTCTGTATTCTTTTTCCAGACAGAACGAAGGTACTTGAAGTTAGTTAGTGTTGATTGGAACGTACCCAAGATAGTTGCTAATCGCACTTTTTCTTTAAGCGTTTCTGTTGAATCACCAGCACGTACTACAACTTCAGAGAGATTGCAGAACTGATTGGGGCGTAGGATAATCTCAGAACAAGGGTTAGTACCAAAGTCCTGTTCAGCATCCCTGCGTCCATTCTTTGCCGCCTGTGTCTTTGCTGACTGACGATTAAAGATGCCACGCTCACCAGAATGTGATTCGTACAGGGAAAGCCATTCACGCATAAATGTACCCATCTCTGGCTTCTCTTTATACGCTACAGAGTTATTAGCCAAAGCCCGTTGACCATCCCGTTTAATGTTTTTCTCTGGTTCATCCCACCATACACCAGATTTAGCGTGGCGCATTTGGTCATCATTAAGATTGGATAGGCTAATAAGTGCGCTACGTCTTACTCCACCTACAACTACAACTTCACCAATCTTACACATAATGTCGTGACATTCAATAGGATATAACCTACGTCCTGTCGCACCTTTAAACTTGTTGATAATAAAGTGAAACAAGTCTTCAAGAGGGGCTGGGCCACTGGCTCTACCACCAAATGTCTTGAGCCTTGCACCTGCGGGGCGTACCTCTGATACATCCCACTTAGGAATCTGACCAGCGTACAGCATAGCAATAAGTTCCCGTAGTGACTTGGCCCAGCCCGGACGTGAATCGCCAACCTTAATGATAGTATCTGTGTGATGCATATCTTCGTTGACGATTGGTAGCTTCTCAATGTTGTGACGTTCAACAGAGAAGCCTACACCTGTGCCACACATGAGTATGTACATTGCTTCATCAAACGCACGTGGGCTATCCACAGGCACGTATGAACAATTGTATCCACCCACATGACAACGGTCAAGGGCAGGACCAGATGTCATTAAGGCTCTCATGCTTGGCATAATATGCTGGTCAAGAACGGCAGTTTCTAATTCTGCACGTAACTCATCAGCAAGGGTGTACTTGTGTTTCTTCTTTAGATGAACAGTCATGTAATCAAAATAACGTGACACTGTTTCAGGCCATGTCTCACGCCTTTGCTCATCTTCTTTCCATCTTGCATAGCGAGACAGAGCGATAAAGTTTTGATAGTCTGTAGGTAAATAGTTGCTTATCATTTTTTACTCCTGCATTGTTTTTATATTACGAATTTTTATTCCTTCTACATCATAAAGATATTCCTGTATACTTTCTTCTAGTTCCTCTGCAACATTTTCGTCAGCAGGTACAGGATATTCTTCAGGGTCAACATCTAATGTAAGAAATATCTTAACTCTTATCATTGTCTATGCTTCCTAAAAGTTTGTCAAGATACCACGCTGCTTTACGCAAGTCTTGATTTTTACCCTTGTAGTTTTCTCTCCATGTGTATTTTAGATTGTTACCTTTGCAGTAACCTCTAAACTCTACAGGTGTAAGAGCCGCTTGAATAGCATCAATACACTCGATAGAACCACCATTATAATGTGGTGGGTCATTTACCATATCTACCTTACCGTATACCTCTTTGCCTATCCGTTCTGCTTTTTCAATCTTTTCCATGATGTTTTTATAACTGGTCACTATGCATTTCCTTTCGTTTTTGAGTCAAAGTTTATTCTAACTACATTACCTTCCTCTTGAGTAATAGTAGGTTTATTTTCTAACTCAACATCGTAGTGTCTGTCAACCCTTTCTTCTACAAATTTATGAACTAGATTACGAAAATCCTCATACATCTCCATAACAGGTATGGTTGAAGCTATCATTTTACAAAAGTGCATAACTTGAAAATAATCTTCATCAGATAATGTATTGTCAGGTTGACTTATTATTGCAACATCAATCTCACCGTTCCAAGAACCATCACTATCTACAGTGGGTCTTATCCGTAACATAAAATCTTCTCTGTCTATACTCTCTTGTTTCATGACTAACTCCTTCTCACTTTACTACCAGTAAACTTTATAAACTTAGGATGTTTATTTTTTCCTTTTTCTTTTAGCCATTCTTCAGGTATGATACGGTCATAATATCTGAAACCATATCTTATACACCACTCAGCATAGCTAGACTTTGCACCCTTTCTTAACTTACGTCTACTATTTTCAAATACAAATCTTATATCGAGACTAGGGTGTTGCTTTTTGATAGCAAGATGCTTACGTCTATCTGCTGCTGTAAACATTCCCTTTGTTTCAATTATTAGTCCATTGAAAAGAATAAAGTCAGGTGTATAGGTACGGTAGGCTAAGTCTTCCCATTCTATCTTAATACATTCATAACCAAAGTCAATCTTTAGTTCTTTTAAATAATCAGATAGTTTAAATTCTAAGCCTGACCTGTACCCATACTTACGTGCAGCCCTAAACTTTTTAAAGTTTGGTGGCATTACCGCAGATTTCTCCACGTAAGGCCACTGTAACCCATAGCCTTCATCTCCTCACGTATCATAGCGTCTGCTTCGTTACGTGCTTCAATTGCTGCTCTTAGACCAGCAGTGCGCTTCTCACGATACTCTTTACGTAGTTCTACAAGATGTGTTTCGGCTTCTTTAATCTGGTCTAACAATTCTTGTAATTCATCCTGCATTTTTATACTCCTCTGTTAGTTCAACATAGTCTACTAGTTTTGGCGTTATTGCTTTTGACAATACCGCTTGACGCTGTACCAAATTAGGCCAGCAATCTTTGCGATAAGAGCAGAACGAACAAGTCTTACACAAAACTTTATTGCCTGTAAATTTACCCCGGAATGTTTCATCCTCTGCTTCAAAGCAACGCTCAAACTTGTTTGCGTCTAGTGTTTTTACAGTCTGTTCTACTTTATCTATCTCTTTATCAATATCAATACCACTTGCTGGTACATATTTAAATTGACCATTAGCTTTGTTTACAACCCACCAGCCGCCAGCTTTTTTATCCGATGCTTTTGCGTAACCTGCTAGTTGTGCAACATATCCAAACGCATCGTTGCTTGCCAGAGTGTTGAAGGACTCAAACTTATTTCCGTATGACCAGTTTGAAGCTGATTTAATATCATCAACTGCATCCCGAATGACAATATCATATGTGCCAGACACGTTAGTATTACTGAGATTAAGAGTAACTTTTTTACTGTCTTCATATTTTACTCCCGCTTCTTTCAGTAATCCTTTGAAGACAGCCTCAACAATGTCTCCAATCATCATGTTCATTACAAATGTTGTAGGCTTTGGTAAAGCTACCTCTGGTTTATTCTTATCATACCAGAGTTGGCAGGTGGGTCTACCTATGTTTGACATTCTCAAAGTAAACCCACCACCATTTTGTTGTGTACCAAACTGCCGACTTAACGCATCTTTAATGTCGCTTGCTACTTGGTCAATGGTTGTATCAGACATTGTTGTTTTGCCTGATACTGCATCTTCCATGTATTGATGCAATGCAAGTTCAGCAGGATGGTTCATTACGCTACCTCGTCTTCCTCTATTTCAATATCAACCAAACTATCTACAACATCAACATCATCTTCATCCATGTTAGCTTTAGCTTTCTTAGCCCATGCATCAGCAATGTATGAGTTATAGTTATCTATCCAAGACATAAAGTCAGCAAACATTGCGTGGTCTTTGTCTGTGATATTGATTGTCTTTGAAACATCAAGCGACACTACAGGAAGGTAAAAGGCATTACCGTTAGGTAACTTTCTTTCCTGAGTGTTAGCCGTAATGATGTGTTGCACGGGAAGCCGTTGCATTTTTGCAAGTGAAGTAAAACTCTCTCCTACAGTTTTAAATGCGTCACGGTTGTCAATCTCCCAAATAAATGGCATAGACTTAATATCGGCATTATCTCCATTAGATGTTATAGCTTCGTTAAGTTCTACAGTGCCAAGTACAACACGAACACGTTTTATCTGCCTGATTAACTCTTGTGTCTTCTCTGGCAGTGCCTTGAAGTCTTTGATATAACCAGCAGGTTTGCCACAATTAAAACCACCATCATTATCCTTGAGGTCTACATTCAAGTCATCATTCATTAGTGTTTTAATGTAGCGATTAGGTGCATCCCCCATGCCACGTACAAAACGCTTGTACATGAAACGCTGTAAAAAAGGACGCATCTTAATTGATGAAGCATAGTAAGTCTCGCCATCAGGAATCTCTAATTTGTATGTACCACCAGAGACAACTTCCATGTTGACCATCTTACCTTTTACTTCTGTTTGCCCCATGATAGGGCTGTGATTGATACGCAAACGAGCAAGTGTACTGACCTTTTCTTTTTGGCTTGCACTTTCTGATGCAATGCCCATAGCTTTAGCCATAGCTGCGTAGTTATTAGTATCAATCGTAGTTAGTTGTGTCATATATTTACTCCTTATATTTTGAAAGTTTGATAGTTATATCAGCTTACATCTTTCGTGTCAAGCCAATTATCACCTATTTTTGCCTCTAAAAGTAAAGGCACATTAAAATTAACTCCCCACCTCAATGCAATCAAATTAGGTAACTCTTTATTTGTATTACTAATTGACTCAATGACTGCTTTCTCTTCATCAGGATGTACATCAATAACTATACTATCATGCACTGTATTTACTATACATGATTTCATATTAGATAGCAACCCCTCAATGTGCATAAGTGCAATCGGTACAATATCAGCAGTGGCAAATGATTGAACGGGGTAGTTCTTTATTTGTGTAAAGTGTGACACCCTGCCACTTGCTTTGCGTTCAACATCAGGGAAAGCAAACTCTCTACCTGATGGTGTTCGTATGACACCTGTATTTAAAGCCTCTTTAGCCAATCTGGTATGCCAAATCCCAATTCCTTGGTATTTTTCCGTGAAGTGGGTGTAGTATTTTGCTTCGGCAGGTGTACGTCCATATCCAGTTGCCCCGTAAAGGGGCGCAAAGGTGTGCGCTTTCGCATCCTGCCTATTCGTAGGTTGACCAGCTTCGGTAATAACTTTAGCGGTGTAACTGTGTACATCAAACCCAGTAGAAACTTCTTCAATTGCAACTCCATCTTGTGATAGGAAAGCGGCTGCTCGAAACTCTAGCTGTGCAAAGTCAGCCTCAAGTATCTTACCACCCTTCCAACGTGAAACAAATACTTTCTTTACAGGAAACGTACCACCACGTGGCATGTTCTGCATGTTAGGGTCAGCCCCGGAGAGCCGACCAGTTTGTGTGCGGTGCTGCAGTAAACGAACGTGCAACTTACCATCACTCTTAGTGTATCTACGTATGCCCTCAACAAAAGAGGACAGATACGTATCAACAGCACTCAACCTTCTAACCTTAGACAAAAAGTCTGCAGCATCTGCCATGCCCTTTGTTTTTGCTATATTAGCTAGAGTCTCAAGATTTTCTTTACTTGTACTAAAACCATTTGCACCAGCCCACTTAGCTGATGGTGGCTTAAACTTGAGACCAGCAACATCGCCTGTGGAATTAAACAGAAACCCTGCAGTATCACAAGTAGTGCAACGATTAGGTCTTGCATATGGTGTGCCATCCTTTTTTATTCTGGTTATGTATCCTGACCCAGAGCAATCTGTACATTGAACCGCTTTGGTTTTATACAGACGCTCTGTGCCATCGGACAGGAGATTGCGGAAGTCATCGTCATCCATGTAAGGGTCAATCGTATTAGCCCAATACGTTTTATCTTTGACCTTACGTGAATAGATAACCCATGACAACTGCTCTGGACTATTCAAGTTGATAGGTGTGTCACCCATCAGATTACGAACATGCTTTTGCAAATCCTTTACTAACTGTTCTCGTTCTTCTTCATACTCTTGTTTTACACTATCTAGTGCATCCTTGTCAACAGTAAATCCTGTTTGGTATATGCGTGACAGTGAGACACAAACCTGATTTGTCAGGGTAACTGTATCATATAACCTACTGTCTTTGGTGTTTAGTCTGTACATCAGCTTGTCAGCTAGTTCCTGTGTAGCATGAAGGTCAGCAGATAGGTACTTAGTCAATTCATTGTAAGGTATGTCACGTGTGCTATAACCTTTAGCAAAATATTCTTTTAGTGTTCCTTCCTTCTGCGTTTCTAATTCATATCTCTCTGCACATGCCTCTAGCGACAGTGGTTTCTTCTGACCACGCTGTAGTACATATTCAGCAAGCATTGTATCAAACACAGGGCCATCATACTTAAAGCCTGATTCCCACAACCACAGTAAATCGTGTGCTGCATTATGCATAATTAGCACGGTGGCCTCATCTAAAAACCACTGCACACGCTCATGGTAATCCGCTTGATTAGGTTCATCAGCATGGTCAAATGGAAAGTGTCTTTCTAAACCTTGGTCAGTCAATACACCAATCATAGTCAGTGAGTTGTCTGGCTCAAACGGGTCCATGTGTATCTTGTTATCACGATGCGTGACTGTATTTTCTACATCCAATACTAATTTCATTATGCTTCATACCTCGCTGTTTTATATTCTAGTTGACAGTGTACCACACCGTGCCAGCCTGTCAACTTATTTTTTACTACATTGAGGTGACGCTGCGGGTCTTCCTCTTGTTCTGTTCCATTCTCATTTGTCTTGATAGGATTCTTGGCAATCAAAACCATGAGGTCAGCCTCTGCTGCCTTACCTGTGCGAGAACCTTCCATCATCGACTGATTGAGTAGAATTTTACCCTCTGCATCTGCTGATAGCTGCGACATGTAAAACACAGCACACTCATACTCCTTTGCAATCTGACGGGCATGTACAGCATTAGCTTTCAGTGCTTCATCCTGTCTGGCGTACCCACCTTTAGCAAACTTATCGCCCATGTCGAGCAGAACAATGTCTGGCTTGTATGTCTTACAGATGGACTCTACCCATGCCATATCACGACCAGTGGCATCTTTAATCTTGATGCGTTCTTTAACAGGTGCATATAGGTCACGTGCTTTACTTGGGTCACGCTTAATCTCTTGCATCGTCATGCCTGTAGCGGCTGTCAGATATCTTGCCCCCACACGGTGGTACCCCTCTTCGTTACATAAGATAATACAGTTTGCACCTTGGTGTGCAAAACCACCGGGGCTAGCAATCAAGCTGGCATGAAAGGATGTCTTACCTGTGTTTGGTCTCGCACCAATCTCAATCAGGTGTCCAGCATTTACCCCCTCTACCTTACGTGTAAGAGGTGGTATGTTGAATGTCCAACGTGCCTCAAGGTCAGCCTTAGATATTAGTGTGTCAAGGTCAATATCATCCCACTCAACACGTAGGTCAGGTGTGAAGTCATCACTGTATTGCTCAAGCAGATTACGTAGTGGCTCAAGTGTAGCCTTGTCACCATTGACATAATCAAAGCCAAGGTTGGCAATGTCTTCTCCAACTACTTGCTGAAACAACTTGGACAATACCTCACCTGCAATGTCACCACCTAACGGTGTCTCGTTCTTGATTTTATGAAAGAGGGCAGAGTAGGCTTGCTTCTGTGCTGTAGTCAGGGTTGGGTTGTTAGACATAAACAATGCTTCAACTTCATCAGGTGTTACGGTACGTTCGTAACGCTGCATAGCAGTGTCAACTGTCTGCTTTATCTTGCGTACATCTTTACTGAAGAGTCTATCTGGACAACGTGCGCCACGATGGTCATCATAGAACCCCTTGTCCATTAAACTCCTAACTAGTGATAATTCCATTTAATTCATCTCCTATATTAATTAGATTGTCCATGTCTACTTTGTTACGATACTTTAGGTCATCTGTCAAGCGTAACACCCTGACGTTAGATACATGACCTCTTAATTCTTTTGCAAACGCCAGTGTCTTTGGTAGGGCATCTGGGTCTAGTGCAATGATTGCTGTTGAGAACTGTGAAAGATACCTCTTGTGTCCTTCTGATAATGAAGTGCCTAACACGGCAACCCCGACAAATTCATCATCACCTACAACTGCGGCACTCACACAGTCCTCAACAACTACAGCTACCTTACCACGACCAAAAGAATAAGGCAAGCTGCTTTTACCGTACCGCTTCCATTTAGGAAGTCTTTTCTGTACGGCACGTCCTGCTGCGTCAACAACCAAACCGTCATGCAGGACAGGGAATACAACACGGTCTTCTTTAACATCATACATCAACCCGTGTGTATCAAAATCTAAACCCCACGTAGCACAGAACTTATTTGTCTGATAGTTAGTATGGTTATGTACTACGTATGGCGGCATTACAAACTTCTCATCTACAAAATTTTCAACATCTCTCATACTGGCACGAATATCATCTGTTGTCAACTGTACACGTGTGCCACCCTTAACACCACAAGATGCTTTATAACAATTCCATACAAGAGAACCCATGTTATTGGTCACTGTAAATGTTTTGTAACCATTACAACTAGGACAATTCATCCTCTTTGTATGTCCATTAGGTA